CGGACAGCTCAATGATCACTAGAAGATTTCCTCGTCGGAGCCTTTGGCGGCGTCGAGATCCTGTTGGGCTTTCTTGAGGGTGTCGATGAGTCGGCTGGCGTCGGCTTTGGTGTTCGGTGTTGGGCCGGTGTACTTCAGTGCGCTCAGGAGGCCCAATTGGGCTTTGGTTGGGCCGTCGGTGCCGACCGCTGCTTTCGATCCAACAGGGGCCCTTCTAGGGGCCTCTGAGGCTTCCTTGGGGCGGTTCGCCACTTCGTTGGCTGAGGCGAGGGAGCCGGTGACTCCGATGCCCATGTAGCCGAGGGCCCTGCCGAGAGCCGAGGTGTAGCCAACCATCAGCTCCGAATTCTTGGTGTAAGGCGTCAGGCCGGGGATCGGCTCCCAGGCTGAGGCGATACTGGGGTGGGCGTCGTCGGGTGTGCGCCAGACGTGCACGGTGCAGATCAGGAATGTGCGGTCGCCGACCTCAACGAATTCTCGGTTGGTTTCTTGGATTCGCAGCTCGGGGTATTGCTCGAGAGCCATCTTCAGTCGAGTGGCGACGTCGACGTAATTACTTAGGTCCATCGGTTTCTCCTGTGGTTTGTCGGGTGAGCATCCATAGCCTGCGCCTTTCCATTTCGGTGGTGCCGCCATAGATGCCGGGAAGGGTGATGAAGTTGCCCACAATGAAGCCGACGGCGTAGTCGAGGCAGTCGGTTCGCACTGGGCATTGGGCGCAGATCGCTTTCGCTTCGGCGATCTGCTGGTGCATTGTCGGGCCAGGGGACGGGAAGAAGATGTCGGTGTCCATGTCTCGACATAGGGCCTTGAGCTTCCATGGCTGTTTCACGTTCTCCACGGATGCCAGCCGTTGCCGTTTTTGTAGGTGCTGTAGACGTGGATGGCAAGAGCGGACGAAAGATTGACGGCCGGGTCGTAGAAACTCTGGGGTTGACCGTCCATAACGCCGGACTCGTTCAGCCATTTTGTCCAGAATCCATTGATCTGGGTGAGACCGTACGACCCTCCATTCGGGTCGTTCGGGTTGTGGGCGTCCGGCTGGCATCGTGATTCCCTCCACATGATTTCGCCAAGGCGGTGCAGGAGCTCACGGTCGGCCGGCCAGCCGACTTTGACGGCCAGCGGTATCCATTCTTGGCATGGGGTCCATGGGTAGACGATTGGTTCGGGTGCAGCTGTCGACGTGGTGGTCGAGGTGGTGGTGCTCGAGCTTGTCGTCGTGACTTCGACGTACTGGATTGGCGTCGAATGGGGCACTGTTGGGCTCGGTTGGATGGCCTCGGTTTGGAGGGCCGAGTCGGCGAGCCAACCGATACAGATGGCGGTGGCACAGATCGTGCCGGCCAGCATGGCTTTCATTGGGTTCTCCTGTCTGTCGGGATCAGGTGAGCGTGTGTCTACCGACTTGTCAGGAGGGTGTCAAGCCTTTGGTTTTTTGCCGATGATCGGGTCGACAGCTGTACCGGTTCGGGCGGCGATGCCGTTGCCGATGGCGTAGCCGAGAATCGAGCCGATCATGCCGGTGCCGGCCTCAGTGGGGATGGCGTTCACAGCCAAGAGCACGGTGAGGCAGACCAGGCCGACGAGGGCGATCAGGGCCTTAGGTGGGTTAGTGATGTTCATTTCAGTCCTTCAAGAGCTTTCACAATTCGATTGAGGATGTCGGTGAATGCGGCGGTGACGGCGTCGGGATTGTCAGCCATGTCGGGTGAAATTTCATAGTGGACCCAGTTGCCACCTTTGCCGATGGTGGGTCGGTCGTAGACACGCCAGCCGGCCAGCAGGCCGCCGTTGTCTCGGTTGCATCGGTATGCAGCTCCGTATTCGCCGGGTATCCAGACGTTGCGGTAGTCGTGAATGCATTCGACGCCGAGCTCGTCTCGGAAGGCGTACAGGAAGTCGATGGCGGCTCGTACCTGGTCGGGTTTGCCACCTAGATCGCAGGCTCGGCCGGTGGCGTGGACGGACAGGCTGGAGCCTCCACGCACAGGCCGGTTGGCGTAGATCCCGAGCGACCGCATTTCGAACAGAAAAGCCATGAGGGCTTGGAACTGTTTGGTGCCGGGTCGTGCGCCTCGAGCGACGCCGTCTTTGGTGCCGGTGTAGGGCCGGCTCATGCGTATGGGTGCCTAGCCCTGATTTCGGCGACCTTGTCAAGCCATTCCTGTTCGGTGTTTTCGCCTCGCTGATAGCCGAAGAACAGCGGGTCGGCTTCAATGCGATAGGCGTCTGCTCGTGCTTCTTCGGCGAGTTTGTTAGCGGATGCGGTCACGAATCCCGGTCGGGCGGCCTCGAGCTCGTCCCATGTCGGTTGGGGTTGTGAGTCGTACCAGTCGACCTGGTTGGCGTATTCCTCGGCTGTGGAGGGTTCGCCTACCACACGGAATTGGGCGTCGGGGACGAGGTGGTGGATGAGTTCGACGATCATGGTCAGGCTCCGATTTCCACGAGAATCATGCTTGATGTTGTGCTGTTGATTTGTGCGTTCATGTTGATCCCGGCGATGTATCCGGCCATCTGTGTCTTGTAGGTCGTCGCCGATGTCGTGGCCGGGCTGTCGAGGTAGACCATGGCGATCCGGCTGTTGATTGCCGGACTGCCTGAGGTTCCTACCTGGAGGAACAGGCCCGCATAGTTACCTGCTGACAGGGCATCGTAGATGGCGGTCGCACCTCGGAGGATCTTGAATCCACCACCTGTGTATAGGGAACCGACTTTGGATGATCCGAAACTTTGGCTCACAATGACCAGGATTGAGCTTCCCGATGATGTTGGGGTGATTGTGGCCGACAGACCGCTGTCGCCGAGCGTGACACCACTCACCGTGACAGGTGTTGACGTTGTTCCCTGAACGACCTGTTTGACTTTGCCAGCCGGAATTGATGCCCACTGCATTCCTGTGGTTTCACCAGAGGCAGCCTGGAGAAAGTAGCCGTCGGTGCCGATTGGTAGGCGTGCGACGGTGTCATCGGCGGTGCCGACGATCAAGTCTCCCTTGGCTTCGATGACGTCTTGGTCGAGGATGGGTTGCCAGGCTGCGCCGTCGTAGTACTCGATGACGTCTGCGTCCGAGCGGTAGGTCACCATGCCTTCTGACGGTGCGGTGATTGCTGTCGATCGTGCTGAGGCGTCGGCGAACACCATGACGGCCTGTTGCATGAGATAGGTGTTGACGTCGCCAGCGGAGAGGACATCTCCGTCGACCCATGATTTGTAGCCTGCTCCGGCCATGTTTTTCTCCTAAAGTGTGCTAGTTCCTAAGATACCGAATTCAGCCGAGCCAAGGATGAAGGCGGTGCTCAGGGGTTGTGCGGTGGTTAGTCGGGTAATCCAGCGGCTCGGTGTGATGTCGTGGCTGTGGCCTTGAACGGTGAGACGGCTGTTGATGCTTGATCCGTTCGCCATTCGTTTTTCGACGACGATGGGGTCGCCGATCTCGAGAGACAGGCCGGCCTCGATGCGGCCTGGATCTTGGGACAGATCGAGGGTGAGGGCGTCGATGCGGAGTCGGACTGCTTTGCGATAGTTCAGGATCTGGCCGGCTCGGATGAGAGCTGTGGCATTGGTTTCCATCATGAGGCCGGACCGGCTGAATGAACGCAGGAAGTATTCGTCGATGGAGGCCGAGTCGGAGGCGGTTTGGGCTGAGCCTCCATATCGGGTAAGGGTGACTTCGTTTGCTAGTTCGGTGTCGTCGAGGGCGACGGTGATGTCCTGGTATTGGACATTGGTGCCGGTGTCGTCAAAGTAGACGGGTGTGCCTGCTGCTCGGATGGCTTGGCTGGCTCGGTCGTAGTAGGTGACTTTGCCGAGATGGTCGATGAATAGGGCCCCGAGGTCGGATTTTTCGACGGTTTGGAGGGCTTGGAGGACGGTGCGTTCTTCGCCGTGATCGTTCTGGAGTTCGGTGTCGCCGGTGTCAATTGCTCGAGCTGTGGCCGGCCAGTCGATCTCATCGAGGATCTGGTTCATGCGTTCGCCGGGTAGGTCTTTGTTTCCTGCGCCGGTGACCGTGGTGATGTTGGCGAGAGCTAGGAGTCGGAAGGCGTCGACGCATTGGACGGTGACGAGGGCGTATTCGGCACTTTGGTCGGCCCAGTCGTAATCCCATGACCAGATGTAGCCGGCGTAGATCGGGTAGGTGGTGCCGTTGTAGGTGGTGTAGATCTGGATTTGCCGCATGGGCTTGACTTCGGGGTAGTACGGGGAGCTCGGGTTGGTTGGGTCCCAGTCGCCGGTGAAGTCTTGGAATTGGATGATGGCGTCGGACGGTAGGTATTCCTCGAACATTCGGTCTCGGCCGTGACGTACTGAGATGCGTTGGACGAGGTTGGAGATGTCGACGACCTGGATCGCAGCTGTGCCAAGGACGTTCGTCCCGAGGATGCCGTTGAGCGGATCGCCGAGCACGAGAGGGTCGCCGAAAGAGGCCCCGGTACCGAGGCGAATTTTGACGACCGGCGTGCAGGGCAGGCTCATCGGTTGGAGTACACCAGTCCTGCGCCGTTGCGCTGCGAATTGACGAGGCCCTTACGGACGGTCTCGACAAGGTCGTTTTGGCTGATAACGGACCCGGCCACGTTCACTGTGACGCCACTGCGCATCCCGACACCGCTGAGGCTGGGAATGCCGAAGCCGATCGGTGCTTCGCCAATGGGCCGGCCACCTGAGCCGATTTCGCCGATGCCACCGACACCGGGAGGCAGACTAGGCATGAATGGGATTTCTCGTGCTCGACCAAGTTCAGCCAGGATGCGTTCGACGTCGGCGACGCTCGCTTCGTCAAGAGCTGCGATGAACTTAGTTTGCCATTCGACCGGAACGCCTTCGATGTCGTAGATGTATTCGGCGACGGTCATGCGGAGGTCGTCGATGGCTGCGTCGCTGGCTCGAAGGGCGGCCGGTGTGGATTCCGTAAAAGCTCGGAGGGCAGCGTCCTCGGCTCGCTCAATACTGTCTTGGAGTTTGCGGAATGTGCGACGTTCGTCAATGTTGCCGGTGAGTTCAGCGAGGGCGTCGTCGACAGTGACTAAGGCGTCTCGCAAATCATTGCCCGAGTTGCGGGCATCGATCATGGCTCGAGAGCCTTCTTTCCAGGCTTTCTCAAGCAAATAGGTTTCCGGTACGAGGTCTCGGTCGAGCTGTTGGTAGAGCTGATCGAGACTGATGCCGAGCACGTCTGCCATGTACCGCAGGCTTTGTTCGGAGTTGGCACCTAGTTCTCGGGCGATATCTGAGAGGCTGTGGCCCATTTCTTGTGCTTTGGCGATCGCTTCGGCCATGCCGGAGTCCAGGGTTCCGTTGAATTTGGCGAGAGCCTCGAGCACTGGAATCAGGATTTTGCTGAGGGCCGTGAGGGCTGGAATCAGTGCTTCGCCGAGCGAGACTGAGAGGCGTGCGAATGCGTCGCCAAGTTCGTCTTGGGCCTCACGCAAATCCTTGGCTTTCTGGATCTCTTTTTCGTCGATGACTTCGAAGTCTTTGACGCCGGCCAAAGCGGTGGTGATTTCGTCGGAGCTCATGTTGATGAGTTCGGCGGCGTCCATCCAGCCTCGGCCGAATAGGTCTGCTCGGTATTTGGCCTGCTTGACAGGATCTTCAAGGCTGTTGATGGCGTCGTTGACTCGAAGGAAGGTTTTCTCAAGATCGGCTGCGCCGTCGGGCCCGAAGGCGATTTCGACACCAAGTTCCTTGAATGCTGGAAGTTGGTCAGTTGCCGCTTTGCCGAGCCGGTTGAAGATCTTGACCATTGACTCGGCCTGGATACCAAGGTCGCCGGTGTAGGACACCCATTGGCTGGACTGGTCGAGCGTCAGGCCGGTGGTGTTGCGGAACTTGTCGACTGACAGGGCCAGGTCTTGGAAGTCGCCGATTGCTTTGATGGCAAACCCTGCGATGGCGGTTCCGGCTCCGAGGGCCATGGCTCCGGCGTTGGCTTTGACGCTGTCGAATGCAGCTCCTGCACCGGCCTTGAATTTGCCCATGCCACCTTCGGCCTCGCCGACTTTCTGTCGGAAAGTGGCAAATGCGCCTTGGGCTGACTTTAGGCCCTTATCAATGAATTCGGTAACGATGGGAATGTTGACTGCCATTAGAAGCTCCGGTAGGTGTTAGCCAAGTCTCGATTCAATGCGTCCTCGACACGCTTGATAATCGGCTTGAGGTTGTCGTTGGCTTCTTTGACCATTTCGTCAATCTCTCGCCATGCAAACCGTGAGGGAGGCCCTAGACGTGCTGTAAGGGCCTTTGAGAAGTTAGGGCGTTGCATACTGGGTGGCCGTCGGCTTGTGGTTCCTCCGGCCTTTCCAGCCATGTCAGCGATGGCGACTGTTGAACCTGTGGAAGCAATACGGACGACGGACAACACTGCGTGCATCGGTCGGCCTGGTCGGCGACGTGGTGCTCGAGCGTCGGTTCGCACCGTAAACTTTTTAGGGTTCCATGGCTTCTTGCCGCCGGATGTTTGCCAGCCAGACAACGGGGGAGCCTTAGGGACTCGCTCGTCAAGCATCTTGGCGATCGGCCGGACGACTCGTTGAATGTCTCGGTTGATTTCTTTGCGGAGATCTCGGTCGAGCCTGTTGAGATCACGAAGGGCTTCCTTGAGGCCAACGACATCGGCTTTCATGGTGCTCCTTTCTGATCTTCCTCGACAAGCATCCTGACCATCTCCTGCACAATCGCCGTGGGGCTGTCAAGCAGCTCTCGAGGTGAGATGCCGGTGCGGAGGGCCAAAGATGCGATCAGTCGGGTTGCTTGTCCTTTTTGCGTGCTTTTGGGATGAAGTCGACGTCTCCCAAGGTGTCGATGAACTGCGGCCAAACTTTGACGGTGACGCCACCTTTGCGGAGGGCCTCGTAGGCCAGGTAGGCGATCTGCTTGAACTTCACGTCACGCACCATGGCCTCCATAGCCTGGCCTGGGTGGTGGTCCTCCCAGGCGCAGGCGACGGAGTAGCTGACGGTGACGGTGTGTTCACTGCCGTCGGAAAGTGTGACTCGTAGGTCTGTTCCAATCATGCTGTCGGGCTCCTTGTTGGATCAGGCTGTGGCTCGGGCCCAGGTGCCTCCGGTGAATGTCACCGTGACCATGGACAGGTCGCCAACGGTGCCGGTGATCGGTGTGAAGTTGGTGAGGAATGCACCGGTGATGGTGTACTCGGGATTGGAGACTCCGGGGCTGGTGCCGTCGGGGTAGATCTCGAGGGTGACTGCGTCGTCACCGACCACGTCCTCCAGCGAGGCTTCGACTTCGGCTGCGCCGTAGCTGTTGAACAGGGTCATGCTGACGTCAACGGACTGGAGGCCCTTGGTGTAGCTCCGGCCCGATGCGCCCATGGCGGTTGTCTCGAGCTGGTCGAAGCCGACCGTGAGGGTGACGGACTGCACCTGGTCCGACAGGTCGACCGTCGTGTTCATGACGACGGCCGCATTCTTGAGTGCGATGGTGGTTGTTGCCACTGTTGCTCCTTAGGTTGTGTGTGTGCCGTAGCGCACGGTGAGGTCGTATGCGGGGAGTTCCTGCGTCCCGATTTGGGCGAGGCTCGGTGATCCGGCCACGACGGCCAGGTCAGCGACTTGGATGAGTGTGTCGACAGCGGTGAAGATCCAGTCCAGGGAGTCTTGGTTGCCTGGGGGTGCGCCGAGCACTCGGAGGGTGAAGGTCAGGTCGAGCACCTTGTGGGTGACGGCCGTGATCGTAGGAAGCTCGACGAATACTGACAGAGGGCGTGCGTTCCTAGGGTCGGTGACGGCGGCGTAGCCGGCACCATTGATCTGGCTGACGATTGCCGTTCTTGCGTCGGCGAGCGGTCCAACAGCGGCCATTTCATGCCACCTGCGATCTGTTGATGCCGAGAAGCTGGTGGATGGTGCCGAGGCTCATAGCCGGATTAGTGGTGTCCATGGCGTCAAACGACTGGAAGCCGTCGATGGAGCCACGCTGACGGTACAGCGATGCGGCGTAGAGGGTGGTGCCGAGGGTGACGTCACCAGATGGGCTGACGTTCAGGGCGTCTCGGTAGCCGGCCGCACGGCGTCTCCTCGAGGCCCAGGCGTTTGCAGCTGCGACGCACGACGTGATGAACGCTGTGTCGTTCGCTGTCGCTGCACTGATGCCGAGAAATTCGGTGACGTTGCTGTTGGCGATCCAGGTGCACGTTGGCGTCCAGGTGAGGGTGCCGTAGGCGGCGAGGTTGTCACGGTCGACGTCGTCGCCACTGTTGACGTACAGGATTTGGTTCGGGATGAGGATGTCGTAGTCGTAGACGTAGTCACCTTCGTCAGTGACTTCGACGAGTAGAGCCGTTGGGACGGCCACGACGGTCACAGTGCCATCGAAGCCGTCCCCGACTCCTGCGATCGTGACCTGCTGCCCGACAGTCAGGTCGGCCACGTTCGTCAAGGTCTGCACCACGGCAACGCCGTCCAGACGCATCCTGTGCGTGATGGAAAACGTTGCCATGGTGTCAGTGTCCTCGAGGCGTCAGCTTGCGGCGACGAACTTCGTTGCGTCGATCATCAGCGTGGCGAAGTAGCCACGGAACTTGATGAAGCGAGACAGCGAACCATCGGCTGCTTCGACGGAGATGGCACCCTTGGGCTGTTCGAAGATTTCGAAGCCGTCGGGGTGGCAGACGGTGGGGGCGGCCGCCCAGTTGCGATCCACGACCACGGTGAGGCCGAAAGCGTTGAGCGACGTTGACGCCGGCGAGGCGGTGCCGTAGGCGTTCATCGGGCCGACCTGCGGGAATAGCGGGCGGTCCTGACCGTCGACGAGCTTGCCGATGTTGGCGAAGGCCGTGGTTCCGACGATGAGGTGCGTCGGCAGGTTGCCGTTGCTGTTGGCGAGGATGGTGGCGGCGGCGTCGTACACGAAGCCGACCCACGATGCCGGGTCGGTCTGGGTGAGTGCCGAGCCGGACTGGGTGATCCCAGCCTGGAGGTTGGTGGCTGCGACCTGGTCCGTGGTGTGGGCGTAGATGCGAGCCATGTCATCGAGGATGAGGTTGAGAACGGCCGGGTCGGTCCATTCCTGATCTTCCTCGGACAGCTGGACGTAGCCGCCGTAGACGGCCTTGGTGACCTGGTTGTCCTGAACGACGAACGTGCCCTGGTCGAGTGCGGCGTTTTCGCCGTTCGAGGCTCCCATGGTGGTGTGCGTGGTCACCTTGGGGCGACGGAACACCTTGCCACCGCCGGGCATCGCCTTTGTGCCGAACGCATCGACGATCGGGCGCAAGCCACGGAAGTTGTTGTACACGGTGCCCACGATGGGCTCCGGCAAGATACCGGGCGTATCAGCCGTGACCACGTCAGGCGCAGCCGCCTTGATGCGAGCGTTGAACTCGGCGAATTCGGCTCCACCGGCCATGAACTTGGCGATGTAGTCCGATGCCGACGGCAACGTAAACGGCTTCGCCGGCTGGGCGAACTGGATGGGCTGGGTCGGGACCACTGCGGCCTCGACGACTTCGGGGGTTTCCACTATTTCCTCCTCGGATGTGGTT